AGCTATGTGCAGAACCTGCTGCTGGCTGCTGAGAACGTGGAGTTTTTCAAGAATGCTTCTGAGATAGACATCTCACGGGTTGTGGCCGCGCTGAAAACTGTCTTCCCGGTTGAAGGGAAAAGAACTGAACTGGCTCTTGTTATGCAATTCATCAGGATCTGGTTCAACACAGAGCACATCGATCGCGGCATCCTGGTTCGCGAGTGGGCTGCTGGCAATCGCATCAGAAATGTTCAGCGCACTGATTCCGGCACCAATGCAGATGGAGGCTATGTCACTGACCGGGGTGAAGGCGCGCATCACACCCTGGACACTCTCGATATGGAGATTGCCTGTGCCCTGTTGCCGATGGACTTCAACCATCTCGAAATTCCGGTCAGCATTCACCGGCGAGCCAAAGAGATCGTGGCCAAAAAAGAAGAGCCGTGGAAATCATGGAGCACCATCCTGCGCAATCAACCCGGTGTTCTGGCCGTAAACCGCGCGGCCATCTTTAACCTGGTACGTATCGCGCCTGAAAACATTCACCACACCCCGGCAGCACATCTGGAGTTTGTTAACCAGACGATGACTGCTGAGTTCAACGCTGCTGTCGATCTGGTATCTCTGCCAGCACCTGAAGTTTCACGTGAAGAAACCGACAAGAAGCTGGCTGCACAACGCGGTGAATTCGTCGAAGGTATCAGCGACCCGGCGGATCCAAAGTGGGTTAAAGACGAATTGCAGCCACAGGTTGAAAATCTCGGTGGTGGCATGTTCTCCATTGATGGCCTGATGAACGAAAAACAACCAGAAAACGATGACCGTTCACCAGTTAATGAGGAGACCACCAGCGATGTGCAGATGGAAACGGCTCAGCCAGAGAAAGTCGAAGTTATTGATTCGGTACCAACAGGCGGAAGCGCTGATGCAGCTGATCCGCAAACAGTTACCGTAGCGCCGGCAGATATTCTGGCGGCAGCAGCGCCAAGCCTCGCTAACCAGGAACAGGCGGATGTTAACCAGAAAACGGTATCTGTCAGCCAAAACAGCGATTCAGTAAACCAGAATGCGCCACTTCAGGTACAAAACGAGCCGGAAGTACAGCAGAACGAACCGGTTTCCGAATACCCGGCCTACGTCGAACCGGGACGCTATGAAGGCCTGCCGAACAACGTCTACCACGCCGCCAACGGCATCAGCAGCACACAGGTGAAAGACGCCCGGGTGAGCCTGATGTACTTCAACGCGCGCCATGTAGAGAAGACGATCCCGCGTGAAGGATCCAAAGTACTGGATATGGGCAATCTGGTGCATGGTCTGGCGCTCCAGCCGGAAAACCTCGACGAGGAATTCAGCGTAGAGCCGGTTATCCCTGAAGGCGCATTCACCACCACCGCCACCCTGAGGGAGTTCATCGACACCCATAACGCCACCCTGCCAGTACTTCTGAGTGCTGACGATATCAAAACACTGCTGGAAGAGTACAACGCCACCCTGCCCGCACCAGTGCCGATGGGTGGCAGCCTGGAAGAAACTGCTCAGAGCTACATGGCGCTGCCAGCTGAATTCCAGCGTATCGAGGCAGATCAGAAGCAGACCGCCTCTGCTATGAAGGCCTGCATCAAAGAGTACAACGCCACCCTGCCAGCACCAGTTAAAACCAGCGGCAGCCGTGACGCACTGCTTGAACAGCTGGCAATCATCAATCCCGACCTGGTAGCACAGGAAGCACAGAAGCCGGTACCGCTGAAAGTGTCCGGTACCAAAGCAGACATGATCCAGGCGGTGAAGTCTGTTAACCCGGAGGCTGTATTCGCTGACGAACTGTTGGATGCGTGGCGCGAGAACCCGGGCGAAAAGATTCTGGTTACGCGCCAACAACTGGCTACCGCTCAGGCTATTCAGTCTGCCCTTCTGGCGCACCCGACAGCCGGGATGTTGCTCCAGCACCCGAGCCGCGCCGTTGAGGTTAGTTATTTCGGCTTTGACGAAGAAACCGGGCTTGAAGTGCGAGTGCGCCCTGATCTTGAAATCGACCTGGATGGCGTGCGAATTGGCGCTGACCTGAAAACCATCAGTATGTGGAACGTTAAGCAGGAAAGCCTGCGCGCCAGGCTTCACCGGGAAATCATTGAACGCGATTACCACCTGAGCGCGGCCATGTACTGCGAGACCGCGGCGCTGGATCAGTTCTTCTGGATTTTCGTCAACAAAGACGAGAACTACCACTGGATCGCCATTATCGAGGCATCAGCTGAGCTGCTGGAACTGGGAATGCTCGAGTACCGCAAATCCATGCGCGCCATCGCTGCCGGTTTCGACACTGGCGAATGGCCAGCGCCTATCACCGCCGATTACACCGACGAACTTAACGATTTCGACCTGCGCCGCCTTGAAGCGCTGCGTACTCAGGCATAAGGGGAATGACGATGGAAAACATGAATATTGTAACTGCGGAGCAGCAGGCTCCAAACACTATCTCAGCCAGCAATGCCATCTTCAATGTTCAGGCATTAACCCAGCTTCAGGCCGTTGCCGGGTTGATGGCACAGGCAGCCGTAACGGTACCAGAGCACCTACGCGGTAATCCGGCGGACTGCATGGCTATCATTATGCAGGCTATGCAGTGGGGTATGAATCCCTACGCCGTAGCGCAGAAAACACACCTGGTTAACGGTGTCCTGGGCTACGAAGCTCAACTGGTAAACGCAGTGATATCCAGCTCCAACGCCATCGTGGGACGCTTTCACTATGAGTACGATGGCGATTGGTCGAAATGTGCTACCAGCCGCGAGGAGATCGTCAAGAAGCCGGCGAAAGGTGGCGGGACGTACGACAAGAAAGAAATGGTGCGCGGCTGGAGCAGTGCCGATGAGCAAGGATTGTCAGTGCGTGTTGGCGCCGTAATTCGTGGTGAAAGTGAAATTACCTGGGGAGAGCCGGTCTTCCTGTCCAGTGTAATTACGCGGAACTCGCCACTATGGGTATCTAATCCGAAACAGCAGATCGCATATCTGGCCCTCAAATACTGGGCACGCCTGTACTGCCCTGCGGTTGTTCTTGGGGTGTACACCCCTGATGAGGTTGAGCAACGCACTGAGAAGGAAATTAACCCGGCGCCGAAGCACGTCTCCCTCTCTGACATTTCAGGTGACAACGTAACAACCACACAAAGCGCGCAGGAAGCAGCAACCAACATCGATGTTCTGGCTGACGAATTCCGGGATCGCATTGAGGGTGCTCAGGATGTAGATAACGCCAAAGCGGTACGGGCTGACATTGAGAGCGCCAAAGCAACACTGGGTACCGCCCTGTTCACAGAGCTGAAAAACAAAGCTGTGAAGCGTTATTACCTGGTGGATTCCCGCAACAAAGTGGAGGCCGCGATCAACTCCCTCCCGTCTCCGGATGAACCCGGCGCCGCATCGCGATTTGAGGAAGCTGAGCGCGTACTGGCATCAGCAAGACGTCACCTGGGGGATGAACTGCACGATCAGTTCAGCATCACCCTGGCCGACATGAAACCGGAATACGTAGGTTAAGGGAGGCGGGAGGGTTCGCACTCCCGGTAACGACATGAGCAAATCACTAAATGCACGCTGCATCCGCCGCTGGGAAGTTGAGTTCAAAGGGCTTTGTGATTCGAAGGTGAGTCCGTGGTGGCATAAGCGCGATCTCCGAGGCTATATCCGTGAATGCGCCCTGACAACTGCTGACTGCATGGTAGAGAACCTGGCCTATAACAACGCAATGCATGTTTTTTTTGCTGAAAACGGCGATGACAGTGGCTGGTCTCCAGAGTTCTCAGTTTGGTACGACAGCAGCCGTCGTGAGCAGTATAGGAAAGAAGCACTGAGCTACCTCAATGAAGAGGCCAGCAATGACGAGATCGACGAAGAGATTCAGAACGAGCTGGAGGCCTGGAATGACTGAGCTGAATTATAACCCGGCCGACCCAGACAAAATTCAACTACCGAAGGGTAAAACCTGCGGCGATTGCGCCCATATTCGCCGCTGTAAGGCAATTTTCGGGCATACCGAAACCGATGCATATTGCGACTGGTCGCCAAGCGGAGCAGTTTTCCGTCAACCATCCAACCCAGAAGGCGGTGACCATGCGACTGATTAACCGTGGTAGCAAGCAGTCACCGTTAGCGCGCCAGGCCTGCGACATCGCCCTGGCAACCCACCAGCAACGCTATGGCGACTACGGACGAAGCAAGATGAAAGAGACATATACGGTCAGAGTGGAAGGCGTGAAGGTCTGGGTGGAGGTGGTAAACCGTAAAGCCAGTTACGTGGCCACTGCAATGATCGGAATGCGTCGCCTGCGTTCCCTGCCCGGCCAGGCAAGCTGAAACCGAAATATCAACGACTAAAAACCGGCATACATATACTTATGCCGGTTACCTGAGGTGAACGATGGCACAGGTGATTTTTAACGAAGAGTGGGTTGTTGAGGCCAGGCTCACAGAAAGAACGGGCCTTAATGAAGGGCAAATCAAAAACTATCGTCTGAAACTCTGGGTGGAGGGAGTTCACTTCAAACGCCTTACCGCCCAGGGGCATACAGACAATTCTAAAGGATTGCTCTGGTACAACTTACCCAAGATTAACCAGTTAGTGCAGGAACTCTGATGAATTTTCCAACCGGCGTTGAATTACACAACGGAAAGATACGAATCTCCTTCATTTATCGTGGTATTCGGTGCCGGGAGGTACTTCAGGGTTGGGTTGTCACGAGTGGTAATTTGCGCAAAGCTGGCAACCTTCGCGCAGTCATCGTAAGTGAAATTCAGCTTGGTACTTTCGAATATGCAGAGCGATTCCCTGAGTCAAAGGCTTTAAAAAAATTCTCTTCAACGAAGAAAATCACAGCTTTTGGTGAGCTTTGCGACATGTTTATGGAGGCCAAGCGTTACGAAATCTCCGCAGCAACTTTCGATTCACTCACGTCAGTTGTAAAAACACTTCGGCGTGTGGTTGGGGATAACACTTTATTAATCGATATCCAGCACTCTGATTTACTGCGCTATCGCAATGACTTGCTCACAGGCAATGTTGTTCATCCGATCCATTCTTCGCTCAATAAGTCCGGGAGAGCTGCTTCCACAGTTAACGGGATGATGAGCGCACTGAGCACCATTCTCAAACTTGCCTATCGCAGTAACTTCATCAAGCATACCCCTTATGAAGGTCTGAGGTGGTTGAAGAAAACCAAAGAGCCACCGGATCCGCTTCTACCTGGCGAATATCTTGCGTTTATATCTTCTCTGACAAGGTCACGTTATGCGGTACTGCTCTGGACAATCGCCATTCACACTGGTTTGCGTCACGGAGAACTGGCGGCTCTTGCATGGGAAGACGTTGATCTCCAGAAAGAGGAGATTAATGTCAGGCGAAACCTCACCAATAAAAATATTTTTGTGCTGCCTAAAACGGATGCTGGTATCCGAACCGTCTCCTTGCTCAAGCCAGCGCTTGAGGCTTTACGCGAGCAATTCAGGATCACCGGTGCTATGGCCAGAAAGCAAATCATCCTGCACTACCGGGAGCCTGGGCGGACTGAACCACTTGGACTGCGCTTTGTATTTGTGCCTCCAAAACGTACTGGGAAAAGTAAAGGCCATTACGCGAGAAACTCCCTTGCTTACTCCTGGGAGAATGGGCTGAAAAAAGCGGGTGTTCGCGCTCGTGATCCATATCAGTCGCGCCATACTTATGCTTGCTGGTCACTGTCTGCGGGTGCCAATCCGTCCTTTATCGCCAGCCAGATGGGTCATGAGAACGCAAAAATGGTTTATGAGGTTTACGGGAAGTGGATTGGAGAAATGAGTAAAAATCAGGTGGATATCATTAATCAAAACTTACCGGATGCCTTGCCCCCGGTGTGCCCCTTGGATCAATTTGTGCACTCGAAAGCCTTATAACTTCAATGGAATAGGAGCGCGACCTATAATAAGGGAATAATTATCAGGATCCGTAGCGGTTTCACGGGTCCCCTTTTTTGCGCAATGTAAGGGTGTCGTCTTATGCAAACTATTGACGGTAATGGTGCTGTCGCGTCAGTCGCGTTCCGTACCAGCGAAGTTATCGCCATCTACCCAATTACGCCAAGTTCAACCATGGCTGAGCAGGCAGATGCCTGGGCGGGGAACGGGTTAAAAAATGTCTGGGGCGATGTTCCCAGAGTAGTCGAAATGCAGTCAGAAGCCGGGGCCATTGCTGCCGTGCATGGTGCACTTCAGACCGGTGCCCTTTCCACGTCATTCACCTCCTCCCAGGGATTGCTATTGATGATCCCGACGCTTTACAAGCTGGCAGGACAACTGACCCCCTTTGTATTGCACGTGGCAGCGCGCACCGTTGCCACCCACGCGCTCTCCATTTTTGGTGATCACTCTGACGTCATGGCCGTACGCCAGACCGGCTGCGCCATGCTCTGTGCCAGCAGCGTTCAGGAAGCCCAGGACTTCGCGCTGATTTCCCATATCGCCACTCTCAAGAGCCGCGTACCGTTTATTCATTTCTTTGATGGTTTCCGCACCTCGCATGAAATCAACAAAATTGTTCCCCTGGCGGATGACACTATCCTGAACCTCCTACCGCAGGCAGAGATCGACGCCCATCGCGCTCGCGCCCTGAATCCGGAACATCCGGTTATTCGCGGCACGTCTGCCAACCCGGACACCTACTTCCAGTCACGTGAAGCGACAAACCCGTGGTACAACGCCGTTTACGACCACGTTGAACAAGCGATGAACGACTTCGCCACCGCGACCGGGCGTGAATATAAACCGTTTGAATACTACGGCCACCCGCAGGCAGAACGCGTCATCGTGCTGATGGGTTCCGCAATTGGCACCTGTGAAGAGGTGGTGGATGAACTCCTGACCCGTGGCGAAAAAGTCGGTGTGCTGAAAGTGCGCCTGTATCGCCCGTTCTCGGCAAAACACCTGCTCTCTACCCTGCCGGAAAGCGCCCGTAGCGTTGCCGTGCTCGACCGTACAAAAGAGCCAGGCGCTCATGCCGAGCCGCTGTATCTGGACGTGATGACCGCCCTGGCGGAAGCCTTCAACAGCGGAGAGCGCGAAACCTTACCGCGTGTCATTGGCGGCCGGTACGGCCTTTCCTCCAAAGAGTTTGGCCCGGACTGCGTGTTCGCGGTGTTTAATGAACTGGCTGAAGCGAAGCCAAAGCCGCGCTTTACGGTCGGCATTTATGATGACGTCACCAATCTTTCTCTGGTGTTACCGGAAAATACGCTGCCATCCAAAGCGAAGCTTGAAGCACTGTTCTATGGATTAGGCAGTGATGGTAGCGTCTCGGCAACCAAGAACAACATCAAGATCATCGGTAACTCGACGCCGTGGTATGCGCAGGGTTATTTCGTGTATGACTCGAAAAAAGCCGGTGGGCTGACCGTTTCTCACCTGCGCGTCAGCGAACACCCGATCCGTTCGGCGTACCTGGTGTCGCAGGCAGATTTTGTCGGCTGCCATCAGTTGCAGTTTATCGATAAATACCAGATGACCGAACGCCTCAAACCTGGCGGTATTTTCCTGCTCAATACGCCGTACAGCGCAGATGAAGTCTGGTCGCGCCTGCCGCAGGAAGTGCAGGCAGTTCTTAATCAGAAAAAAGCCCGCTTCTTCGTGGTCAATGCGGCCAAAATTGCGCGTGAGTGCGGGCTTGCTGCGCGTATTAACACTGTCATGCAAATGGCTTTCTTCCACCTGACCAATATCCTGCCGGGCGACAGCGCGCTGGCGGAGTTGCAGGGGGCGATTGCCAAAAGCTACAGCAGCAAAGGTCAGGAGCTGGTTGAACGTAACTGGCAGGCGCTGGCGCTGGCACGTGAATCACTGTTTGAAGTGCCTTTACAGCAGGTGAACGCTGCCAGCCCGAACCGGCCGCCAGTGGTTTCTGACGCTGCCCCTGACTTCGTTAAAACCGTTACCGCTGCAATGCTGGCAGGCCTGGGTGATGCCCTTCCTGTTTCGGCTCTGCCGCCAGATGGAACCTGGCCGATGGGCACAACCCGCTGGGAAAAGCGCAACATTGCCGAAGAGATCCCAATCTGGAAAGAAGAGCTGTGTACGCAGTGTAACCACTGCGTTGCTGCCTGCCCGCACTCTGCCATTCGC